ATTTTCAATTCATTCTAGTACAACCACATCACCCCTTGATCATGCACACCCGAATCATCAGCGTGAACAAACGTCTTCGCTATGCCTACCCGCTTGAAACCGGCTTTCAAAAGCGAGTTCACGACAATAAAACGGTTTCGAGACGTGTTACACCGGATATCAATCGCTCGACCGAGAGTATGCGCCCCGGTTCCGCTTCGTCCTCTTGATCGATCATGTTCCGGGGAACGATAAGCCGAGGTTAGCACGAACGGGATTCCCGCTATCTCCCGGGCTGTATCCAGCTTGCTCATCGTTGTCTGTTTCATGTCCTGCAGGGAACATGACGGGGAACATCGACAAAATTCTTCCTCTTTAAAATACTTGCTTGCTATCATAATTCTATAATTTAAAATTCTCCCGGTGGTTGTCTATCCGGGCATTTCCTCACGTCACACCTCTTCACCTCTGCCAGTTTATTCGCCAGTTCCGAGGAATGCAACCTGTTTACCGTGTCAAGGTGTGCCGCCTGCTCTTTTCTCAACTCCCCGTACACGTAGTCAACTTTAGCATCACGTTCTTTCGTCCGGTTATCCGACCGCTCGATCTGCTGTGTCAAGTTGTTGATAATATTCAGGAGATTCTGTATCTCCATCGAGTCTGCCGAAGCGTCTTCCTTCCTCGCGTTCGTCTTCCGGTTTACAAAAAAAGTAACAATCCATTCTATCGCCTTGAAGCCTCCTAACGCCCCTAACAAGGCCAAAAAGTCGTTCATTCAACCTCCTTTCATTATATTTATTATACTTCTCACACGATTCTCAAATACATTAAATTAATTCTATCAAACCAGGTGCTAATGATTTGGCAGCTATTTCTCTTCCAAGAGTGGTATCAACAGGAGCGATAAAAAGGTGTAACGGACATGCTCCTCCTTGGTTACCATTCCACGTGTACTCGGGGTTTATTCCCGTTCTTCCTACCAGGGTATTCCCATTCAAGACACGCAATTTGACAAGTATCGCGTTAGGGTTTGATTGCCAATAGATATCTGTCGCGAGTAATCCAACCATCTCGGTAGTAAAACCCGTGGTCGATTGTATAACAAGCATTATCAATGTCACCTTATCGCCTTGCTCAAAATTATGAATAACCACGTTTCCCATTAGAGAAACAAAAGGCTGATTATCTACAACGACAATATTACTTCCATTCTTTAAAAGTCCTAAAAGATTAACATTGTAAGTCATATAATCAATATTAGAACAATATGACGGTTCTAATATAACACCAATTATTTCCGGTGTCGTCCAGGTGGTCGGTGAAACGCCACCAAACATACCGTGTCTTTGGTAATAATCATGTATTTTATCAATTTGCGCGTCCGGGATTGCAGTTCTCCACAAAACAAAATCTTGAATACAACCTTTAAAGTAATTCCAACCGGATTGATGCACCCTGCCCAAGTGTAGATTACTGGATTGCGTTTGCCCCGACAATGATTGATAGCCTATGGAATTATTGTTCCTGGTCGTGGAACCACCCGTCCACACCTTATTAACCCACATGTCTATTTTACACGTTCCCCCGCTAATCGTGCACCTGCCAACGATATTATACCACTTGTTAACTTCTAACGCTGTCGAGCCGTGAACAAGTGTAGCCGCGCCATCATCATTCCCCGTTCCCGTGTAAACTTCAATACTCGGTTTGTTCCCCTGTATACTTGGAGCCCAACCTAGAGCGTATCCCAACCCCCAATGCCCATTCCCAAAAATAACACCCCCAAGCACACCAGTATAGCCACTATTTGCGGCGGTCGGTTTCACGCATACTGAAAATGTGAACGCTGTTGTAATTTCTGTCCTGGCCTTGGAAGCCAACGTGATATTTGTAGTGTTACAATGAAGTGCTTTACGTCCGCCACCTTCAAATCCAGCGGCATAATCAATTCCCGATATTCCGGCAAAAGAGGAAACTATATGAATCAATCCCGTGGACGCCTGGACATCTTTGTTACTTGTATCTCCATCGAATAAAGCAAGATGTACAGGGGTCGTTTCTAGTGCTGAATTAAGATTTTGGTGTATTTCTGCGATTGTATCATATATCGTGTCATACTTGGCGAAAAGTCTCCGCCTGTTAAGCCACGCTTCAGACAGGACACCAGCTCCTTTTAATGCACCCGCCGTTAATGTTCCCGTTTTTCCTAGATTGATCATGACTCAAATTTTAAATATAAAACTCCGGCTTCTTGACTGGCAACCGCCGGGATAGCGTCCACAACTCGAAGTTCCTTCACGATCGTTGATGTCGCCACTTGCGGGAGAGTTATTATTCCACCGGATTGTGTATAAGTAGTCCCGTTCATCGTGATTTTCGTTGTCAACCCGTCAGCCCCTTTAGCCCCTGCCGCACCTTGAGGTCCGGCAACGCCCTGTGCCCCGGTTGCACCTTTAGCTCCCGCGGCACCAGTATCTCCCTTAAGGCCTTGAACGCCCTGGGGCCCCTGCGCACCTGTCCCTCCCGTTGCACCGGTAGCTCCTCTTGCACCCGTGTCACCTTTAAGCCCTTGCGGGCCTGTATCACCTTTCGGACCTTGAGCACCGGTAGCTCCTCTTGAAGGCTTAGTCGTGTCCGTGCTACCCAGAAACCAATTGCCATTTGCACCTATCGCGGGTGTTGTTCCATTGACTCCCGCTGGTCCCGTTGCCCCGGTCGCTCCAACGGCCCCGGTTGCTCCCGTTGCTCCTTTCGCGCCAGCGTCACCTTTAAGCCCTTGAATACCCTGGGCACCCGTATCACCCTTGTCGCCTTTCACACCTTGAATACCCTGTGGGCCCTGCGCCCCGGTTGCACCTTTAGCACCAATAGCGCCTGTATCACCTTTAGGCCCTTGAACCCCTTGCGCTCCGGTTGCACCGGTATCACCTTTTTGACCTTTCAACCCCGCCAATTGCACCGTGGTAAAATCGGTATACTTGAACGCGTCTCCCTTGTCACCTTTATCGCCTTTATCACCCTTTACACCTTGAACCCCTTGCACTCCCTGGATGCCTTGTACACCTTGATCCCCTTTAGGTAAAGTTAGATTTAACTTGTACTTTGGATTCCCGGCAACATCCACCCCATCCGCGCTAAGAGTAACCGCGGCTTGTTCACCTTTAGAAACGACTCCAATAGCCAATTGTGGAGTTTTACCGGTGAACCCGATGGCTCCCGACATGTCCACCACAAACCGCCATGTCTTGGTCGCGGTCTGAACGTATAACTTGGCATTGTCCGGGTTCTCAACATTGTTAGTATTGATAAGAACAAAATCACCTTCTTTATATACTCCAGTGGATGCCTCCATCGCCGCGATAGAAGCAAAAACCTCTTTAATCGAGAATCCCTCTCCCTTCACGTACACGTCCGTTTTATTATAGGCGGATGTAGCCGGGTTCCAAACGTACACGTAATTATCATCCCCGACATAAGTAGGATTATTCGCCGTGGTCGTGGCTTTATCAGTCGCCGTTTTTGCATTCTGAATTGCCGTGGCCGTGTCCGTTTGACGCTTGGCTTCAGCTGTTCCCCTCGCTTTCTCCGCCGCGACACGGGCATCCTCCGCAGTCTCCCGGGTTCCCTCTGCCGTACCCCGGGCTGTTTCGTTTGAAACCCGGGCACTCTCTGCCGATTTCCTTTCGTTCTCCACAATCACCCTGCTCCCCTCGGCCGTTTTCCTCAGTGCCTCATTTTCTTCTCTCTTCGTTTCCGCGGCGACACGAATACCTTCAGCCGATTCGCGACCATTTTCCGAAGAAACACGAGCCGACTCATCCACTTCACGAGTTGACTCTGAATTTACACGGGTTGTTTCGGCTGTCTTTCGGGCCGTTTCGGCGATAACACGGGCATTTTCTACTGTCACCCTGTTATTCTCGGCGATAACACGATTATTTTCAGAGGTCTTCCGGGAATCCTCGCTTTTACCTCGTTCAGTCTCGGAAGCAACCCTATCAGTTTCGGTCGTTTGCCGGCTAGATTCCGCGTTCACGCGTGTAGATTCGGCAGCACTCCTTCCGGATTCAGCCGTGACTCTCGTTTGTTCCGTACTTTTTCGAGCACTTTCAGAGGCGATCCGGTCATTCTCTCTCGTCACTCTACCACTTTCCGCGCTCGTTCGCCCTTGCTCGTTTTTCACTCGCTCCTCTTCCGCCGTCAGCATATTCTCGTTCGTGCTTTCAAGCTCCCCGATCATGTCCCGGGCAGGCTGTTGCAACTCGGCGATCTCTTCACTCGTGAAGTCATTCAAGCGAGGTTTTAATCCTTGTATCTGCTCCGACGTGAAGTCCTCGTAAACGAAAGGAGCACCCCTTAACGAAACCCGGTGACCGTTCTCGTCCACCACGTACTCGTGAGTGCTACCACCGTCAAAAGAAACTTGCATGCAATTATCAACGAGCCGGAACACCGTCTTGCCGTCAACCAACACGGTGCTACCGAGGTAAACGATTTGCACGTCATTCCCGTTCTTGATAACGTAAAGAGTGTTAGCCTCCTTCTTCGCCAGAGCCTCGTAATCATCGAAAGTTAAAACAGCGTATTCCAAACGCCCCGGGTACAAGCCGAGCTTTTCAACGAAAGGTTTCAATACCTTCTCTTTAAAGTCCCTTACCGTTGCACTACCGGCCCCGTAACCACTCTTGGCATCGGTCATCAACAGGGTATCACTGTCGGACACCTCGTGATCGGGGAAGTTTTTAATATCAATTATTTCTGTCATGACGTCTATCATTTTATGTTGTTAGATAAGTATCTAGGTATGTCCCGGACATCCCGATAACCATCCAGTGGCACACCTTCGTTATTTCGGTTGATGTACCCACCGAAATTACCACTCCTAATAATTCCACGTACCCTCCAAAGAATCCTATTTTATTGCAATATTCACCATTATCAATCTGTGTTTGAGACAACGACACGCCCAGAATACGACTTGCTCCCTGCACTTTTATATATGTTGTTATTGGAACCCTCGAGAGTCCCTGTGCCGTGTTTACAATCATACATCTCTTGCCGACGTACGATAACTCGTTTGGTAGATACACGTCACAATCACCGGATGCATCAACTTGCAAGTCATTCATCAACCAAAAAGAAACCGAGCCGTTGTGTGTCGCGTCAGATTCTTTTATTTTCTTCAACGTAGTCTGTATACTTCCACCAAATACACCCGACGTGGCGTTTACTTCTCCGGATATCTTGGCTTCTTTACACTCTAAATTTCCTTGATCATTTACAATAAACTTGTTATTCACGTTAATGCTCCCACCATAAAAAGCATCTCCATTTTCATCAATCGAGAATGTTATATTCCCGTCTTTCAAACCGAACACGCCCGTCTTCTTTACGCCATCTATCTCGATCACGCCACGCCCGAACACCACACCTGTAAGCTTCCCGTCAGATCCTCTTGTACCGGAAAACATCTTTGGAGAAACTACATACTCCCCTCCTATTTCGATCTTGTTACTATCCCAATCTGATAACCACGGGACACTCAATATATCACCGTCCGCCCCCTTAACCTTACTCCACGTGTAAGAACTAACCGTTGACGGGTCGTTCAAATTAAAATCCGTGCAAACCCCTATCCAGTCGCCCGGGGTTTCCCCGTTATTATCCGTGAATCTTACCCCACCGTCATTACTGTACTTTATATGCAGGTAACTCGTTTTACCGTCAACGCCATTAACACCGGGAATTCCCCGTTCCCCATTGTTACCTTGCAAACCCTTGAACCGTGCCCACGTGTATTTCAACGGGTCGGAACTATCCGCTTGCGTGTAATCCACGTAAGTACCGATATATTCTGACGGCGTTTCCGTCATCTGCGAGGCTGTCGTCGGTGCCACCACGGCAGAATATTTTATATGAAAATAAGAAGTCTGACCATCTAACCCTCTCGGACCGGCAACACCTTGCAAGCCTCGCTCTCCTTGCAAACCCCGCAATCCTTGTAGACCTTGATCTCCCTTCTCTCCTTTATCACCCTTGACCTTACTCCAAGCATAAGCCCCAACCGTAGCGGGATCATCCAGGTTAAAGTCCGTGCACACCCCGATCCAGTCCCCGGCTGTCTCCCCGTTATTACCCGTGAACGTTTTTCCGCCGTCATTCGAGTACTTTATATGCAGGTAACTCGTTTTACCGTCAACACCCACACCCGGGATTCCTTGATCCCCTTTCGCTCCTTGCAAACCCTCGAAGCGATGCCACGTGTATCTCGTGTACAAGGTTGAATCAAGCGGATCGTAATCCACGTAAGTACCTATATAGGCAGACGGGATTTCCGTCATCGGGTCCCCGTTCTCTTTACTCGAGTATTTGATATGAAAATAACTTGTCTTCCCGTTCTGTCCCGTTGGCCCTTGAATACCACGTTCACCCCGCTCTCCTTGTAATCCCTGCAATCCTTGTTGCCCTCTCTCCCCCCTTTCACCACTGATCCGGACAGGAACTGACCACGTGCCCTTCAACTTGTCGTACGCGTCAACCTCCGCTTTCGACATCCACAAGAACTCCCCGGGAGATAGAACGGGCGGTTCATCACTCCATCCTGCCGGGACACGGGCATTTCTATCTATAACCGGGACTTCCATCATGGAAGCACTCTTTCGAAACTTGAAATCGGTATAAGCCCCATCCACCCCGTCCTCGGCTGTCACCTGAACAGCTCCCGACCACTCACCAGCCTTGCCCGTCAAACCGTTTACCGTGGCTTTCGACATCCACCACCTGCCGTCCCCTCCCGGGGCATCCTCCCAGCCCTCGGGGATCGAACTCGTGCTAACTGGAGTGACTGGCCGTGAGTTCGATTTTTTGAAAACGTGACTGATCCAGTCCCCGGAGGCACCGTCGTACACTTTCACCAAGCTAAAACGTTTTTCAAAAACGACATTCCCCTCGCAATTTACCTCCATTTCAACAAAAGCCGTGTCTGCCGTTATCCCCGTGACCGTTATGATATCATTGTTAAAAATAAAATTACAACCACGAGAGGCAAAAGCAACCGAGTACACCCCGGCCCCGGGCGTTTCTGAAAAAATCAATCTCTTTCCTCCCTTGTAAGCTTGTATGATAGTTTGAATCTTGTACCTCGTGTTCACCACCTGCTTGTTGGCGGAACTCACCAGCTTTTCCCCCGTGGAAACGTTCTCCACGTCATACAAGGCTTGATTTATATTCCCTTCAGCGTCCACGCCGATAGACATATCATACGTCGTTAGCGTGACGCTATACCCGTCTTGCCCCTTTATCTCTTCCAGTTGCTCGGGCGTCCACTGGAGCGTTCCCGTGAAGTAAACGTTATTCAAGTACGCCGAGTAACCCGACATATCCACGCCACCGACATTCAATCCCGACAGGTTCCCGAACTGCATGGCGATATTACCCGCCCCGACTTCCCACGTCCGCACGCCCTTCAAATAACGTTTATAAGTTTTAGTCGAGTAAGCCGACGCCCGACGGTCCTTGTCCGTGAAATTACCGTAGGTCACGTATTTCATGCTTGAACAGGGATGCACCGTCGTGCCCTCTTTTAACTCGTACCTGAATCTTTTACCGTTGTCCAAAATCTCTACCGGGGTGAAATAAGAAGTGGAGAACCCCGGTAGAGTGCTAAAACCACAAGCGTCTATCACGGAGCCGTCCGCGTTACCCGTTAGATTGTGAAACAACCCCCGGCATATATCATTTACCCGGATACCGGACATTTCTCCGTCTTCAAGTTTCAAACTCACCACCTGCTTTTCCGTGTCCACGGATTCGATCAAGCCAAAAGCCACGGCGTTCCACAACTCCCCGGAAACGACATCAATCCGGTTAAACCGCAACTCGGGAACCTCAAGGAACTCCCGTAGTCTCAACCCAAGCAACTCTCCGAAACCCTTCTCGTCTATCATGTAACCGAAGCCATCAAAACCGGAAGCAAATTTTGTTGATTGAATACTGTTAAACCTAACATCATCAAATTCACGGACAGCCTGATCCATCTTATCTCTAAACAAATGCCCCGCCCACCTCTCGGCATTCCCGGCCCGATCCGCAAACTTCACCCTAATATATTTATCTAAAAATTTCAGGTATAACCCTTCTCTCACCAACTCCGTTTTTTTCCAGTACGATGACAGATTAATATTATCAATCGTCTCCCGTGAAACCGCTTGAGCAATTGCCGCGACCGAAATTCTACGCCAAGCGTTTTCAAATGCATACTGAACTGGAAGCATCAAATCATCCGCAACTACCGCGATCGGGAATTCAGCCAATCGCGGGGCGAGAAAAGGGAACGAGTTCACCTCCGGGAACTCTAGTAAACAAGGCAATTCATCCCTATTACGAGTAACTACATCATATTTTGTTTGTTTCGAATAAAAAAATTCAAACGTGAAATCGTTCAACGAGTTTTTCGTAAAACCATTCTCCGATTCCCGTAAATATATTCTCCTCAAAGCCCCGGAAACATGATAACGCTGTTTTGACACGAAAAAGCCTCGCAACCATCTAGCGTAATCAATCGAAGGTATAAATCCCGTATTTTGTTCGCAAGAAAAATTCAAATCAATATCACTATCAGTCGATTCATCCAACACCGTTGTCACGATTCCTTCTGTCTGGATTTTTTCCATGAATTTTCCGGTAAAAACAACAGAATCAATTCCTCCCAACGTGTTTTCAAACAAGTACACGTTCGTCTCTGTATTTGACTGACTTAATATATAACGCTGTACGTATGTTAATCGCTGTCCAGCCTCATTTTCAACCCAAACATCATAACATCCTACAACTCGCTCGAATTTACCAGATATTTTCAAGTAAGAAACATCTACCGTATACAGATTCCCTGCTTCCAAAGCCAATAATGTTTCGTTTTCCAATCCATCCGAAAAATAAACAGTCATCTTCACGAAACACGTCTCTGCCGCATAATATGACAAGTATTCAGGCTGATGAGTCACGATCCTTTTCTCCTGAGGTTGTAACGTCAACCACTGCGTTTTCAAAAACACGGTGGAACTCTCGGACACATTTGATATTCCCCCTTTCACAGCCGTAAACTCGACCACGGTATCTTCGATCTCTGCCTTGAACTTTTTTACCGCTAGAGATTGAATCATGTAATCCAGATCAGACCGGGGAACCGATATTGACAGGAAACAACCCACAATATCTTTCATTGGCACCCGTACCATTCCCCCATCTGCCACGTAAACCTCATTCACCACCACTACATCATCCACACTCAATTTAAACACAAGTGATTTCGTAACATCTTCTATCACGAAATCATTCACGTTTCCCGCAAAACTTAAAATATCAGGTTGTTGAATTATTTCCATCGTTGCAATTTTACCTCTAAACTACTTAAAAGGCTTATTTTATAAAGGACAATTTAAAGAGGATAACACCGGACTAAATGCGATACGATCGAATTTTTGTTCAATACTATTTCCTGCTCGTAACACATGTATCTTCTATTTCGAATAACCAAAACACGTGAAAAAAAATCCTGCAAGTTGTCCAAATTTTTAACATCAGGGGAAACATAAAATTCGTGCTGTTGTTCCGCACCGATTAACAATAACGCACGATCCTTCACATACATGTCGAGACCGTTATCAACTCCATTCCACAATAACGAGAATGCACCATTCTCATCGATAGGACTTGCCACGGGGTAATAAAACTCGTAACTCCTCCCCGATCCATCCACCGGTACAGACTTGATCATACCCCGGTAAATAGAAAATCGTAATTCTTTTGAAATCTGCTCCACGCACTCATTCCCATCAGCGAATTCCTCTTGAAAGGCTGCAAAACGATATTCATACTTGTAGTCAGGTTTAATATTCGGCCTCTCGAATGTCTTCACGTCCGACGCAACCCCTACAATCGTTGAAATACATTCCACCGTTTCCGCATCTTCTTCCTTCCCGAAAACATGACTCAAGAAATATTCGAGTAACTTCACAAATTCATCATTACTACTAGCATCCTTGTAAATAATTCCCGTTACCCTATCTTCATCTGCAAGAAAATGTTTAGCCACCCCATCAAGCACCTTCACCTCTTTTTCCAACGAGAGATTTAACCGACGAATATCTACATTCTTCGTGGTTTCATCCACGATAAAATTATACCCGAACTTGTTCTCAATCTCACGCAAGAAGTCATACACGGAAATACGTGGTAAATGTTCCCCGTATCGGTACTTATCTGCATCATTCGATCCCCGGTTCACGTCTATTGGATTTCGCCGACAGATAATCAACAAATCTTTCAAATTTTCATCACTGGAAAATTCATCAACTCCTATCGAGTAACCCATGCTCTTCAAAACCTTTTTCACGACCACGGTCACCCGCAAAAAAGGGGTAAAATAGATCGGTTTCACCCGGTAATTCCATGTAAAATACTCCACTCCAGGTTCCAAGTAATTATAAAAATTCACTTCTGTATCTAATCCCCCGTTCTTTATATCAGAATCCCGAACAGGACACACCACGTAATCCATTTGCTCTTTCAAGCTCTTGTAAAATTGTTCCAACGTGTATGTCTGGTTACCCGGGGAATGCGTAAATTGTCCCTCGCATGACTCATCTAATCTCCTCTCTCTTGCTTTTCCCCAAAAAGAGTTTTTCGCCGTTGAAATGTAAAACTCCACGTTTCTATCCCCGACATCTGTCAACACGCATAACCCGTTCAACAACTGATATGGACCAAAACTCACTCCCGCCGGCAATTTCTCCGTCATATCCGTATGAGGACGATCCACAAACCCGAAAACCTGTCGATTGGATACTAAATTAACTTCCATCGGGTACGTGGCATCTTCCCGATCACCATCTAGTAAATTATTTTTCAAACTAATTGCCAATTCAAAATCTTCCGGTAATCGTACCGCATTCGAATTAATTTTTACCTGCAAACTCATACTCTTCCCGTTTTCGTGCCTTGTTCGTAATCCTGTGCTTTTTTCATTTTCTTAACCAAACCGTTATTCCCGTACATCGGGATCGAGAACTCCATGTTCATCAACCGATTCATCATCTCGATATTTTTTTCTAATAACCGGTTCATTCTCGGGTCGCTTCCCGTCATTTCAAAAACTCCCGATGAAGTCGTTGAATTATCTGCCGGGTATCTTCCCCCGGCAAACTGGGGAACTCGTCCCCGGGAAATATCAATAATGCTCCTGTACACCCGCGGATAATTCAATATCAATTTCCGAGTCGTGTTACCATCTACCACCATTTCCGGTTCCTTCTCCGAAAACAATCCTAACGTTGGTTGATCATACACCCCGGTTTGAATACGCTTCCCCACATAATTAGCTTCATATCTTCGTCCATCATCCTCCCCGATCACGGGATACTTTCCAGTCGCGTACTGTGCAGCTTTAATCGTTGCAATCTGCACGCCCCCCATGGCAGCGGCCAAAGCTGCAAGGATTGGACCAATGATCGGTCCCAGCTCCCAGGCTTTCGCCACGGCCACTGCCGTACTTACCGTTGTCGAGAATATTGCCTGCGTTCTCTCCCGTTCACGTTGCTCTTTTTCCAACTTCTCTTTTTTTGCATCTAAATCTGCATCCAACTGCGATACCCGTGCGTTATATTGTTCCTGTGAAATCTGTCCGGAATCGAGTTGTTTATCCAGCTCGGCTTTCTCTTTCCTCGTTTTTTGTTCGTATTGTTTAAGTTCCTTTTGCGCCTGCGCCGCTCGTAATTTCGTGTAGGCAGACCAGGCATTCCCCAACGCTCCCACTGCAAATTCGATCTCTTGTATCCCTACTGTCCCTTTTCTTAAATTCTCGAAAAACTCCTCCCACTTGCTGCCACTCATCCCCAAAACGTCAACATCTGAGACCTGCTTTTTCTCCAATTCCTTTCCCGATGCAACAAACCCGGAAGCTGCCGCCTTCAACTCCTCGAAACGTTTCAACAACTCGTTCTTCTGCTCCTCCGTCAACACTTCATCCCCCAAAGCAATCTCGTCTCTGGCGATAGTCCCGAATATATCTTCCAACACGGATATCATCTCCGCGGCATGTTCCTCTGAAAGACTCAATTGCTCCAATTGATGCCGTTTCAACATCTCGTTCCTTTGGTACAAAGAACCAGAGAATCCTTCTATCTTTGCGCTTTGCGCCGCCTTCAACTTCGCTACTTCCATCACCTGTCCCATCTCCATGTTCTTGATCCTGATGTTCAGTTCCTGCATATACTCGTCCGTCCGCTTCTTTTTCGCATCCTTCTCGATTTTCGCCAAATTAACCTTATGCTGTTTTTCCAAAATCTCCAACGCCTGCAACTGATCTTTCGTCATTACCTCCCTCTCTACACCAAACAACCCGGCTTGTCGCAATCGCTCCTCATACGCCTTTTTCTCTTTCAATTCTGCGGGAGATGCTGAATCAATCACGTTCTCTATATATTGCTCCTTTTTCTTCGCCTTCTCCATGATAGCAATTTTCTTATCGGTAATCTTCTGTTTTAACTCAACCCGTTTGTTCTCCTTCAAATTCTCCGTTTTAAGACGATATTCGAGATGTGCTAACTCCAATGCATCAAGCTTATTCTCGTACTCCTCTTGCGTGATAAGGCGTTTCGCATACTTATCCTTCAGAGCAATAATTTCAGCATCGTAATCATGGGATATAGAATTCGTAGAATCACCCGACTCAACTTTATCGTATTTTGTTTTTTCCCTGCCCGATATACCTTTGTTTTGTAAAGAATTCATAGGTCCGACAATCACGGAATCACCTCGAACTTTACCCAAGAACACGTCAAATCTATCATCAAGTTCTTGCAAATCTTGTTTCATGGAAGTGAACGGATTATTCACATCCATAATATCATTATGAAACTCAACGTACGTTAATCCAAAACGATGTAATAATTCAGCAACCCCATCATCATCACCCAGTCCACTCTCCACGGCATTTTTAATCTCTTTCGTCAAATACGCTGCCGATTCTTTACCTACTTTTTTCGTCAACTTCTCACGTAAAGAATCCAACGCATCAACATAATCTCCCATGTATTCGGACGTTATTTTCGATGATGCTTCATTTTTCATCCGTAGGGCCACATTTCTTGATATTTCATCGTTCACGATTCTCTGCGCTTCCGCAACATCTGTCAAATTCCCCTTTTCATCAATTAAATTTTGCAAATACGTCCCGTATTTTTCTTGCAATATTTTAATGATATCAACTCGTTCCCGTGTCCCGGCATTCGTTCTTTTGTACGCATCGAATAATCGATTCGCTTCCGCTTGTTCTGTCGCTATTTCCTTACTACAATCGGAAACAGCTTTTTTTGCCTTATTCGTCCAATCCACGAAGAATACCAAATAACTCACAACCCCCGCAATAGCCGTTGCTACTGCCGTCCAAGGATTCGCCATCAACGCCGTACCAAACGCTTTTAACGCCGCAATTCCTTTCTTTATACTCCCTGTCAATATCAATTTCGCCGCTGACAGTGCTTTTACTCCATTCGTTTCTGCCAGACCTAGAGAAATCGCCCGCAAGATCAACGCCTCTTCTATCTTTCTTTGTATAGCATTTTTCTTCATTACCACCCAATAAAAACCAAGAATCGATGTCAACCAAACAATCTTTTCCCCGTACTTTGTTGTGAAACTAATTAACAACTCCAATCCCTTCACCGTCAAACTCATCCCGTGAGTCATCAACGGGTACAATTTTTCCCCTAACTGCTTAATTCTCTCGTCCAAATCCTTTTTAACCTTCGCCCGCTTCGCCGCCAAATTATTATTTTTCACCCCGAACTCGTTCGTCAAAGAAATCCCCTCCTCGAACGCTTCATTCGCCAACCGTTGTTGAGCACGCAACGTCTCCGTGTTCTCCGCCAACACCCCCAACACGCCAACCGCTCGTTTACCTTCCATCCCCATATCTCCCATACTGGCAATCATATTCTCGATCTCCGTGTTATTTCCCTTCAATCCCTCCATCACTCGAATAAATGCCTCGTTTGCGTCACTCTTCAACAACCCCGAAAACTCCTTCACGTCCATTCCGGCAATCTTCGCGTACGTGCTTGTCTTTTTAAACATCTGCGTCATCACCTGCGAGTACACCGTGCTTGACACCTCTGACGTCTGCCCGAACTGATCCAGTGTCGCCGCCAACCCCATCACCGACGAAACCGAAGCCTTCATCATGGGAGCGATACCCGCCACCCGTTTCGTGAACTCCACGATATACCCCTCTTTAGCCGTACTCGCCATCCCCAACTCGTTTATCACCGAACCCACCTTCAACAACCCCTGCTCGATCCCGAACTCCTCGTTCACCTTGAAAATATCCACGATCTTCCCCACCTGCCGGATCGCCTCCTCCGTGTCCCCTCCCAAATCCTCTTTCAAGGCAACATTAATTTGATCCGCCGCCCGAACAAAACCCAAAAGATTATCCCTCCCCTCGATACCCAACTTTCCCCCGATACGTGCTAACCCCATCAACTCCTCCTGCGACGAACGTGTATCAATTTTTTTTATCTCGTCATTTAATATCTTTATTTCCTCCGCTGCCAAGTTCGTAGTCTTCATCACGTCCGCCAAGACGTCCGTAAACTCCACATACTTGTTTATTGTCGATTTTATGCCCAACACCACCCCGGTCAGCGATGCCATTCCCGATACGACCAAATTCCAATACTTGTTTACTCCATCCGCCACACGACACAAAATCCCGTGTGTCGCCTGTGCCTGTCCGCTCAATTCCTGATGCCTTTTCCGTAATACAACCAACGTTCGTTGATACTCCTTCCACCTCGGATCGTTCGGGTCCGTCTTCCGGAACAAAGCACTCATTCTCGTTATCTCCCGGTTCAACTCCTCGATTGAAAGCGTCGTTACATTCAGATTCTTGCGTAACTTCTCCACCTTTCCACTATTTGCCTCTATCTCTGTCTTATTCTTCCTTAACGTTGCCGTGTCCTCTTCACGTTTCTTGATTAATTTCGTGTTTTCCGCTCCTAACTTCTTCAAGCTCTTCTCTAAACTCTCCACGGCTTGCACCGACTTTCGCCCGGATTCTCCACTTCTACGCACCGCTTCCTCCTGTTTACGAATATCTTCAAGCAATCTCTGCCCGTACTTGGATTCTTTACCCGCTTGATCCAACTTCTTATATGAGGCATACATGGTTGTCATGTTCGCTTGCGCTGCGGCATACGCTTTCTCCTGTTTCGCCACGTTCTCCCTCTCTTTCTCCAACGTCCTCGTGTACTTCTCTACCTTCTTGTCATTCTGCTCTATTTGCCTCCCGTACTTCTCGATCGACCGTTCCAACTTATCATTCTCCGCCCTCAAATCACGCACTTTCTCCTCCAACTCGAAAAGTTCATTCTTCGCCTCGTTGCCATTAATTTTAATGTTCAGGCGCATATCCTCGTCAACAATCCTTTTACCCATTATTCCGCTTTTAATTCTGCCCTAATTTTATCCCTTACACTCCCCGTGAAGCCGACGCTCAACTGTCTAGCGATCGCCAAGAAATGCCCGTAAACAAACCGATTATGAATCTTATACCCCGAATTTCGCCGAGTTTTACCGCTCTTCATTTGTACAACCCGCTTCATATCTAAAAAACGCTCGTAATCCACGTGCCGAAACACCAGTTCCCCGTTTAAATCATCACCACCGGACACTGACACGGAACGCCCCTTCTCCATCCTTCCCGTCCGGAACCGAGCCTTCACGTAAAGCGCACGCCCTTGATTCTTCAAAAGCCTATCCCCTTGATGCCGAAGCACCTTTTCGATAAATTTTTGTTCTATAATTCTATCCATGAAAGCAAGTTACGAGAGAAACGCCAGTAACTAAAGGACAAAAAAAAGCGGTACCGTCACCAGTACCGCAACTTAATATCTTAAAACAAAAGCGGGAAAATTCCCGCTTCTTCTATTATTTAGATTGTAAATTCCACTCCCCCGTTTTCGTGTCAAACACCCATTTCAAGCACTTCATATCCTTATTCCATTCCCGGTATCTCCACCTCTCCTCCTCCATAATCTCCCTCGCTCTCTCCATTCCAAAACGTTTTTCAAGACACTTCCACGCCTCCAAATCAGACATACCAAAACCATCATCTCGACTCGATTGCTTCAACGGCTTCTTCACCGCCGATCCGAAACCGACCGTCAGCATAACAACCCCGAATAATATCAACAGCAAAGCTACCATTTACAAATTCATTTTCACAAATATAGGGAATAAAAATCAATTCTGTATTATACCAAACTTTATCTTATCCGCTTTGGATATAGTTGGAGCATCTATCATTCTCAATTTTATCTCTTCTACGTCTTCCGATAATAATTTCCCCATAACATAGTGAGGATGATTATCCAATTCCCATTGAATCCCAGGTAAATTCGATGGAATTAACACATTGCAATCCACGACAGAATCATGATCTAAAAAATCGTAAACTTCCCGTTTCAATTTTATACAACGATACTGTGCTTCTATTTGCTTATAAACATTTACATTCATAGATGTGTTTATTCGGACAGTTCCAACCAATACCTCTTCGTCACACACGCCAACAACAACATGATATTTAATCTTAGGAGGTGTTGTATTTGAATCAAAAATCTTAAATACTAACCCGGGCTCTATAACTGCATTTGCCGCTTTTATATCACTAAATTCTGATAAAAGTTCCCCCAACGTAGGCATTACAAAGAATTCATTAACTGATAATCAGACATTACATCTTCAATATAAGCAATTACCTCTTCACTTGCACCCTCTTCCCTTGCCATATCAAGGACTGAAATAACTCTCCCGGTTGCGTTCTTGTACGCGTATTTATGAGATTTTTTTACAAGTTGATCAAAATCTAACTCTTTGTTTTCTTTGATAGAATCAGATAAACATTCTATTTCAGATTGAGATAACTCATCCATATCTGGCTTTTCCGACGAATAAATGTATTTATTCTCAACATTTAATGCATCCCGAAAAGAATCAAATTCTCCTTTTACGCCATCATATACCCGTGACGGGACAGGTCCATACTCCATTGCAATATAATCATCTCCAAAAATAGGTCGCATATATTTCACGAGATGTTTCATGTCTGCAAAATACAAAATCTTGGCTAATTTATGTTTGTTGATCTTCCCTCCTAATTGCTGAATAACAAACAATACAGCCGCTAAGGCTTTACGTTCATTAAATGGGAAATTTGTCATGTTATTTCAATTAAGTTCCTATTCTTTATACGCAACAACGCTCGTGTTTGGTTACTCTCATTATACAAAAGTATAACAGAATTATAACAAAAGTATAACAAAAATCGACACTATGACAATAAATCGACCGGAAAATGGGATTAATCGGTCGATTTTCTCCATTTCTCGATCGAAAAACTCATTGTCACCGTTCAAAACTAAACGCCACCGACCAACCATTATACGCCCCGGCAATATTCCATTCCGGTTCAATCTCTATCGACACACGATCCAAACATCTCAACAACACGCTTCCTCTATCCGCGTCCTCGATCAACCTCTCCCTGATCTTCCCCACCATAACCTGCAATCGCTCGTAACTCCCGAACTCATCCTCCGGCGAAGTCGATACCTTCCCGGAATACTCCAACACGAACAAAAGCACCGTGTTATTATCTCCCATGCTATCCTCGCTCCCGGTACTACCCACCGACGGGTATACCGCAGCCAAGATCACGCCGCCAGAATCCCGCAACCTCTTTTTCAAATGCTCTTCCTGCACCACCATCACGAGTTGATCAGCACCGATCAACTCCATCAACTCACCGCAATACTCCTTGTACTCACTTAGATTTACCATCTTTATACATTTTCTCTAAACGTTCATTCTCCAAATGCCACAAATACAGCCTCAACATCACCGTGTACAAATTTGTCCGCTTCACCTCCTCGATCGTCCCGAACGCCCCGTTCTCCGCCACCCCCAACAAGATACCCGTCAAGCCAAGCCCCGGATCACCACTCTCTTCCTCCACCGCTTTATCTTCCTGCCGAAACAACACCCCGAGCGATATCGCCCTTCCGTCCACCTCAATCTCCCCGCTCTTGAAATAATTGTCACACGACGAAAACCATGATAAAATAACAAACCGCTCCTCGAAAGACAGCCGGGAAAACCTCCCCGCCCGCCGTACACATTCATGCACGTTAAACTCCTCCCGGCAATCATCCCCCACCCCTCGTTTCCGCTTTGGACGATACAACATCGCGCACAAAGCATTCAAATCCCGCTCCTCCTTACCCATCATGTAACGCCTGTAAAAATCATTCGCCACCATGTACTCCCCGAACGTCACGTTCAACAACGCGTTCCCCGGACCGTGATACACCTTTCCCCAGATTCGCACCTTCGGCAAAAGGTTTTTCACGCAATCGAAATCAAACACTAACTCCCCCTCCCTCCTCGAGAACACGAAAGACACCGTTTCCGCCGCCAACACGATATTCCCGTACTTCCGCTCCATCTCCTCCCGTGTCAGATATCGATCTTTCCTATTATGCTTCCGCTTCCGTTTAATCCCCGTGAGAAAATAAAATACCCTCACTTTAAATTCCAACACACTTATCTTCCCCGCCATGAGTAACAACGCCTGCCGGACGATAAACAACAATTGCCCCCGGTTCAACTCCTCCCACGTCGAAGGATACTCCACCCGTTTCCCCGCTTCCGGAATCTCTATCACGTTCATACCGTAAAAAATTTCTCTCGCCCGTAATCCGTTTCCCGTCTCTCGTGAGAAGAATTCCCCGGGACAATCTCCTTCATATACGCCTGCAACTCCACTATTCCCCGGTTCGCATCCTTCGTGTAAACATTCTCCATCACCGCGATCAAGTCCGCCGACACCGGAGCACTAGCCCCCTTCGTCTGCCTCTCCGAATCAAAACGAGTCACCACCGAATCCGGTAACACCTGCACCGACAACCTCCGCACCGCCTTCGCCATCACCAGATGGGGAACCACCTCCCGGCACAACTCCACGATTCTCCCTTGCTCATCATCCAACGTCCCCTCCCGCATAGCCTCTTTCAACGCCCCGAACCGCTCCTTCCCCACGTACTTCACCATATCCCGGTCAACACCCCGCACATAAGGCAACACCCGCAAAAAGAAACCCCGGCTCCGGTCAATCGGCACAATATCATCAAACTCCGCCGCACTCCTCACGAACAACTCGTTCATCCCCTTCCTTCGTTCCGACTCCTTCCACTCCTCTATCTCATCCACGTGCTTATCCAGAAAACCGATCAGCCGATCCACGGCTTTCCCCACCTTCGCCCGGATCGCCGCGTTGTCCTGATCTATCATCCACTGCCACGGCAATGACTCCGAATCCTTATCAATCTTCACTTTCCGCCCACTCTCCTCGTGCGACACGTCCCCGTTAGCACAATACGACAAATAAGCCGACAAAGCCACCGGAAGCTGACAACAACGCACCAATTCCTCCCCCGTACCTTCCTCGTAAGCCTTCACCACCCGATCATATACCCGTTCCCCGATCACCTCGATCAAATCCTCTGTCGCTAACTCTATATCCAACACAAAACGTTCAAATTCCGCTGTCTTGTACAACCAAGGCACGCAAGCCCTGAACTCTTCAATATCCCTAAATAATATCTTCATCACACGTTCGTTTTTACCCGTTCAGCCGGGGATACATCCTCTTCCCTTAAAACAATCTTGTGGTAGAACCCAAATCTACACTCCTTCCCCGGGAAATTCACCCGAATCATTTCATTCAACGCCTGCAAAATCACCTCCTCCGGGATCGTCGTGTCCGACGCCAAATACAACTTTAACGCATACAACATCTCGCTCCCCGAAGACAACTTCCCGTCCACCATTATATTACTTAACGCCGGGTGCAACCCAATCCCCGAAGTCGTCGCAGAATCCGCTTTCTCGCTCACCCGTATCTGTGCATCTATAAAATCCTTAATCTTTTGATCTATCGGCGTGATTTTCCATTCCCAAATCTTCCCGTCATCATCCTTCAACGATATCGTGTGAAAAAACTTCCCCACGTTCTTCTTTCCCGACAACGCCTCCGCCAACTTTCTCAACACTTCATCCTTATGCTCCTCCAACATCTCATCCCTGTACTCCTTCCCCTCCCTCGTGCAACGTTGCTCGATCTTATCCTTCTGAATATTCCAATACTCCGCCGGGGATTCTATGTGGAAAGCCACGTTAATAGAGTTATCCGTTATATGCTTCAACACCTGCGGCACATCCGAAGACCTCATGATCCAGTTCCTCGACCCCCAGAACGAGGGAATCGCGTACAATGAACGCGCGTACGAATAACTATTGTGATACGACATCACCACGCCCCGGAACGGATCATCCCGGTCATAAACCGGATACGTGGCAATGCCACGTACACACCCGTTTTCAAAATCTCCCACGTGTATTTGACGAACATCCTCTAACTTTCTACTATCCACCCACCCCAACCTTGCATTCACCCCTGGCACCACTTCCAAACGTGCAATCCTGCTTCCTCTCCCGATTCGCTGTCCCCGTGTCGGGAAATACTTCACGAAATACCCGTGCAAATACTTGTACTCCGTTATCGCCATCTCTACAAATCGAAGATAATCCCACGACTTCATCCACCTCCAAACCTCTTTATCATCCACCCATTCCCGTGTCACCTCCCCGTTCTCGTACTTTTTCACGTACAACTCTAATCCTTGTCCATATAACAACCCCTTTTCCCGTTCAAGAATCCCCGGTGCCAGATTATTTTCATCCATCATATCCCGCACCTCCACCGGAAGATTATTATTCACCCCGTAAGGTACAACCTCCTTCCCACAAACCACCTCCGGCTCACTCTCCCATTCCTTCGACAATCTCCCGAATCCCATCGTTTCAGTCATTCCCATGTACATCCCCACCCCAACACCCGGAATGCCAACAAACCGAATACTCCCGACACGATCAATCTTAATATTCTCTCTCATCGTATTGTAATTTTTTCACCATTAAACACCATCAGCAAAGGCAAATAAAACTGTCTAGCCTCACCTTTATCCTCGTCATAATAAGGTATCAGGAAATCAGCATTTTTATAACGTTTCGCGTCCGCTTTCTTCCTCAATTTCGCCCGGCTCACCTCCACCACCCCCTCCGACTTGTATTCCGAAGAATTAAACGACATAAACAACATACTAAACGACTTCCCGTCAGCCGTCAACTGTCTCATTTTATTTATTGCATCCCATAATTTCATAATATAAAAATACCCCGTGATAAACACGGGATAAAGGACAGAAAAAGCGGTACCGTCACCAGTACCGCCAAGTTCCAAAACAAAATAAATTACTTCCCTTCCACCTTCTCCACTCGCAGCGGGATAATTCCCATCTCGCTAAATATTTCCTCTAGCAACTTATCAAGCTGCTCCCTAGTCAACCCGACAAATTTATACGTCACCAAATAATCGTTCATGATTTGCCTCCTTTCTCCTTTTTCTCCGCAATCACCCGCCCTGTCAATTCATTAATCCTCACGATATCATCCCAAACAAGTTTCGTGTCACCTCCCCCACCTCCACATTCCAGATAATAAGTTTCTACCTCACCACGACCATCCGCCACAATCTCCCGGACAACGGTCAACGTAACCAAATAATCATTCATAACTCGCCCCCTTTCTCGTTCACGATCTCGGTTTCAATCAAGGAACCATAAATGTTATTCAAACCGAAATACGCTATTTGTAACTCGTCGCAAGAAGAACTCACGTTATCACCCACGTCTTCAAACATCTCCGGAACTAAACTCTTCTCGAAATGATTCTTCAGCTCCCACCGGATCCTAGCCTCCCGCCGCATCAGGTTCTCTACAAATTGTTTGTCCGTTTGAATCTCATTCAACAGACTCTCGACTTTTAAAGTCTTGATTTTCTTACTCATAATTACGTACTTTTGAACTTATAGGCACAAAAAAACGGTGTACCTGTCCCGTTGTTCAAAGTCTACGTAAGGTGGCTCGCCAATATCATTACAATAATTGGCACGGGGGTATACACCGCTATATCTTACACTATCGTGTACTTTCCTGATAGATATAAAAAATCCACCTACATGGATGTGGTGGCCTATCTCCCACCTTACTCTTAAACTTTGAACCTTACAAAGATGGAAACAATTCCCGAAAAAACAAAACAAAAGCCAACATTTCAGTTTTACAAGCCATCTTTCGAGGTTATTTTTTAGAATTATCACAAATTAAGTACTGGAAATCACAATATTAGACTCAAATTTCCATTCTCAACGGAGATTCTGAACCAACTTCACCCCGACCGCCCCCTTCCTAATTCGCGATCGCAAACACTTACCTACCCCATGATATATGACAACACATTTTAACACAGCAGTCTGCCCGTGCAACTCGCCCCCGACAACCGCTTAAACTTTAAAGCTAACTTTTAAAAGAATACAACCTATCTTTATACAACATATAAAGAATACAAGACTACCCCGCGCTTAGATTTATATTACTACTCTTCACCTTGGTATGCTTCAACCATTCCTTTCTCATCATAAGATATTTAAATGAATCCGAGAAATTTGTAGACTCGAACGGCAAACGGTCTACGGGCAACTTCTCTGACCGCTTATCCTTACTAATACGCTTCTTTCCTTTAAACTCCACGATCTTGGTCGGCGTAATCTCCAAAGAACATTTAAGAGGTTTGGCATGGTACATATCTATCAACACGTTAGGAAGATTAGGATTATTCCCACCAAACAGCTCCATCATAAAATCATACTCATCCCACGTGTACAACGTTCCTTGATTCCTCGATTCCAACGAAACAGTCCATCCCGTCCGCTTTCCATCTTTCCCTTTCTCGATAGCCTGCTTCAATTTCCCCGCGAAATCCTGTTTCACCTTCTCGTACTGGTTTCCTGCGCGATCATAATACATACGCACCGTCTTACAGCCGTGATGTTTAAAATAAGCCACAAATTTATCCGCCGCCTCTTGTATCCATTCCGGGGGCAACGTGTAAATCGTTTTCAGTACACGATAATCCTTTCCCTGCTCCTGTCCCACGGAAATAGATATCATATTACCGAAATCCACCCCGATCTCTAGCGGTTGATCCTTACGCAAATACTTCAATAGCCGACAATCCTCTTCATCCCGGATTCCAAATTCCGGGGAATAACGGGAAGACGTGCCATCCCCGTAATAATTGGCAGACTTAACCGCAGAATAAAATTTATTCCCCGCCGCCAAACGGGGCTTCGTGGATAATATAGCCGTCAACACGTCTTCCAAATTACCCTCGAATTCATCCTCGAAATATTCCGGACGCAAAATATCCGCGTTAATATACGACGATGCTATATAGAAAAACGTGGATTTCTGTCGGATCACCTCGTACCTCTCCTTCCAACGGTCATACAGTCGTTGTTTATTCTTTATCTCTACCGGATCGCCTATCTCTTTCGCCACGATCAACTCTTCCGTCACCTCGTTCATCACGAATGCCACTTTCAGTATATTCATGATATTCTTCTTTTTCATCCTCCCCGCCTGCTTCAAAATCCAATCATATTCACCCACGTTATTTATATTCGGCATATCCGTCGTGAACGTCTGTCCCCGGTAATACACGCTACGCCCGTATTTCACGTAATACCCTCGTAACGCTTTAGTCAGCTTGGCAATTTTCGCCTCCGGAAAGAACTTCACTTCATCACCGATAATATGCACGTAAGAATTACCCGCTGCCGCCGATGGGCGATCCAAACTCACGAGAGTAATATTTAATCCGGTGAAAAAAATAATCGTATGCTTGTAAGACAAAATTCGATTATAAGGCTTCCACAAATGTTCCCGGAACTCTTCCGGAACCGCTTTCAACATCTCCGGCGTAACTTCCGGTGGCTCTTTTCCTACCACGTAATGCACTCCTTCTTTCCATCCCTTGCGTTCCAAACCGTCCAAAATAACGTGCAAAATATTCTTATCCAAATTCGTGTAGGTATCTGATACCAGAGCGATCGGCGCCCCCGGCATATCATATACCATATCCATCAATCGCTCCGTTAAAAAATCGTTTGTCTTTCCACCTCCACGCCCGATAATTAAAAACAGGTTACGGGGTTTCAACAACGCCACCAACTGCGCAAGCCAGTTGGAAAACATCAAAGCGACTTTATCACTCTTTATATTTATTCTCTTCTTCGTACTCATCTAAAATATTATCTAAAGGTATCACATCCACTATTCCGGCATCCTGTTTCGCCTTTTCCTTCTCTGCCTCCGTGGCACCAACAATAGAATCTATCTGTCGTGCCAAATCGTTCCGATTCGGCTTATCAATCCCAATCAACTCCGGGTTAAGCGTGTACACCTTGTAAGGACGATCAAACGTACCCACGGGTACCTCCGGGGGATCAGGCAAATTCAACTGCCGTATCTCCGCCGACAACTTCATTAACTTCCCGTACACCTCGAAATCTTCCGGTTTCGTTGCCATCTCCCGAACCATCTCCGCCGCTTCCTCCAGTTGCTCCGCTTTCAAGTTTCGCATTGCCTTTTTCTCAACCTTGGAATCCACATAAAACAAGTTTATGGCTTGTTCATACATATCCCTCGATTGCGCGTACGTGAACTCGAAAGGCTTCTTGCAAAAGAATTTAATCGTCTTCACCCGCCCGAACTTCCGGCGCATGGCATTTATCATTGTCAGCAACTCGATATAGATCGCTTCATCCGGCTTTAAATCCGCCAAAGAACCGGATTCAATATAACTTTCCAACCTTTGAAAGACTTTCTCGTCAATATCAAGATTATATAACAATTCCCTTTTCGCTACCTCGAACTGCCTCCGGTAACGTACCTTGTAAAGCATCTGGATCGCTTGCACGTTTCCTTTCTCCGCATCACCAAGCAACCCCATTTGTTCCAACGCCCCACTCATCAGCACACCCCTCCGGATATGGTAATTCACTTCACTTGTCGGATCAATCGCCGCCTGTCGAAATTCCCCCTCCGGAACATCAAAATACATCGCCATCTCCGCCTCCGAATATCCTAACGCGGACAAACGTTCCAGCTCCTCGTATTTCTCATCAGGGAGCGTTAAAACACCCTTTTCTGAACTTATCGATTTTTTCATGATTTATCTTACTCGTCCAACATCCGTAACACATCCTTCAACTCCCGCTCCCGATCTTCCAACCGTTTTTCCCGTTCCGCAAGCAAATGCGGCTTATCTCCCTTGGCAATCTCCGACTTAATCCGCCAAATATTATCCCTCAATTGCTTTTCCTTTCGCAATAATTCACGGACTGACATTTTCCGCACTCGATCTATTCGTGCCTGTGTTTCAAATATCCTATGCTTCCCAAGAATCCCTTTATGCTGTTTATAATAATCCAACTCCTGCTTTATCCGGTAATCCTCAATAAACGTGTTCACCAACTCGAACGCCACTGCCAAACAATCATCGTTTTCGTGACAAGCATACAATTTATCATGCAACTCCACGATCCGCCAGTACGTCGTGATTTTATCCGCCGCTAAAATCTTCAACTCTCCCGGACAATCTTTGTCCGACAAAAAAGCATACATCTCCCGGAACCGATCACGCTCCATCTCCCGTACCACCCCGGAATAATTCGTTTCCTCCAATCCTGCCAACCGACAAAGCAAAAGTTTCAATTTTGCAGCGTATCGCTCCGGTTTCCACCGAAGCAACCTTTTAAACTTCTCGTTATCCCCGTACTGGATATAGAGTGCAACCCCTTTACCAAGATTGCACCCCTCCTTTAACCAAGCGATTACCGTTTCCTTCATACAAACTCCTCGATCACCTTCTCCATTTCCTCACTCCACCCTATCACGGAATTATTCACGAAAATCTTCCGGGGAATATATTCCCGCAATAACTTCAAGTTAGCGTTCTTTCGTCCTACAATCACCTTTAAATTATCTGTTTCCATGTTCAACCGGAACGGCACGAAAGACGGGTAGACCGTGTTAAAGTACAACGAAGAGAGAAGCATCGCCTCCCTACTTAAATTGTACGTTTCAATCACCTTGATCAACGCCTCCACCTCATAGAACATCGGCAAATGCGAACCATAATCATAATCAGGTAACCCGGCATCCCGCAAAACCTTTAACGTCTTTTCCCGGTTCACCTTGTACAACTCTCCGCACCTCTTTTTATCCGTTAAGAACCCGTCTGCCTTCAACATCATCACCTCAATAACGCCAAAATCATTCACCGGGTAAATGTCATCGTTCGTCACGATCAAATTCTCCACCTCCGGAAATTCACCTATCACCGCCAATAACTTCGCCACCACATCCAACGGCGGGTTATCCGTCTGGCACTCGTGCGGGAGTATCACGATTTCAAGGCATTCACCCGATACTTCCGGTAAATCCACCTCCTCCACGTCACCAACGACCACGATACGGAATTTTTCTTTAAAGTGCTTCATCCACCCCCGAATAGCCAATATCAACTCGTTTCCCTGTGCCTCCGAAGCCTTGTAAGGAATCACAACCAGATACGGATCAGGTTCAAAATCCGGTACCGGAGATGCATCCAACTCCTCGTATTTCTCTTTCCATTCTTCAATTACCTTCTTCAATTCTTCATTCACTACTTTCAAATCTTCAAGCTGTTTCTTTAGTTCCTCTACCTCCGGGGAAACAGCAATCGTTTTTTCCTCCTGTACATTTTCTTTTGTTGCCGCTACTTTCTTTGCCATACAATCAAATTTAAATTATTAATAATCTCGAATTTGATGCATTTGCAACCGCAATTCAAGGACAAAAAAAGCGGTACCGTCACCAGTACCGCCAAGTTCCAAAATCAGAATACACACATCTATTGACAATCCCAAAGGTTAAACAACAAAAAAAACAAATCATCCTCAAACATTTCAAATACGCACAAAATCTATTTCAATTTTTCCTTAAGCTTAGCCAATTTATCACTAATTTCATTCAAATTTTGAATATATGTATCATAAAACTCCATTTGCTTTCGAGGTCTTTGCTCCACGAGCTTTCGTTTCATGTCATCTTCAAACGCTCGTCCTAATTGTGGCTTTCTTATATTTTCAATTTCTTGCCATTCTTCACGTACCTGTTGCCCTAAAAGCTTATTCTTTTGAATTTCAACCTCTATTTGTCTAAGTTTCGCTTCAATTTGAATTTCAGTCAACCGTTTAATGCTTTCTGCGGTCTTTGATTGTACACCTATTAAATCTATTTGCTTTTTCTCCAACTGCTTAATACTTTCTATCTGACGAGTCGCATCTTTCGAAGTTTGCCGTGAAGACCAAATGGCAATTATAATCGCAACCACAGGTAATATAATATTTCCTAGCAAAGTAAATAAAGTTTCCATTTCTAAATGAGAATTATTATTTACGATATCGCCCCCTGCAGCCCGTAAGCCCGAAAGAAATAATAAAACAACGCTTTATGAATCTTCGTCAGTCCTCGTTGATTAAAAATTCGATGCAAATTCGCATTATCTATATTCACGCTCTTCGCCAAATCAGAATCCGTCAACCCATATTTTGCCTGCTGCTGTTTCACCCATTCCACGGTCACATCCGGCATATTATCCGGGGTATAAGGAACAGCCCCGATATACAATTTTGTTCCTTCCGGCAATATCCCATCAAAAACCCCCTTCACCCGATCACGTAATTCTTTCGCTGACAAATATTTTTGTGCATCATTCTCCTTCTGGGCAACTTTTACGGTCACCGTGTTATTATCAAATCCCACAATACTAATAAAGATACGAGCGTATCTCTTGTATTGCATGTCAGACGTTTTCAACAACTCTTTTTGTTTTTCCGTCAAAAATGGTAATAATTCTATTCCTTTCATATCATTAATTTTTAAATGGGGGGAATTTCACCCCCCTTGTTCTAATTCACAGCCGGATTTCCTGCTGTTTGGTCAGCCAGAATATAGCCAACTGACCATTTTGCTTACCGAACTCGATCGCTTCTTCCAACTTATCATCAGGGAAAATTTTCACCGAATCGTAGTAAAACACTCCGGATTCAGAATCCAACCATCCCCCGATTACCCGCCCATGAGTCCAAGCATGCTCTAAGCACTTTCTTAAACCGTCATCATCGTGACAATTTTGAGTTTCAGCGTAAGCTACTGCTATCCCCTCGGTAACGGGTGATAAATTTTCCAACTCAACCGTGAACCCATCCTTGTGGGTTTCGGCAAACTTCAGAATTTTAAAGAACATAACTTGATTTTTATACTGGGGGTCGCCCAGTGGTTAATGATACAAATATAGTTATTTTTGTTCACTGAACAAACAAAATATCAATAAAAACAAAAAAATCCCGTGACTCTCGCCACGGGATCACCTTTAAATAAAATAAAACTTACACAGACGGCTCTTCCCCCGAACCTGCCAGAGCCGCAATCCCGTCAACCGTTGGCATTGCACCCCCGTAGAAAGCAATTCGAGAACCCCGCAATACACTCTCCAAAGTTATCTTATTCACGTCCCCCTCGTTATTGTCCGTACTCTCCGCAGATAACTGCAAAGGATTACCGGGATAACCAAGCATCTTTTTAATTCCCGTCAATTGATACTCGACAATCGCTATCAAATCCTCGTTCACGTTATTTTCCATGAATTCCTCGAACTCGACATCATCACTCCCCGGACGACTAAATTCAAGCTTTTGCTTGTACCCTTTATTATCCGGATCGCCCTCCGACGTTTGGGAGATTGCAATAGTAGAAGCCGTTGTTTCAATAAAGATTGCCTTAGCATCTGTCTTCAACACGATATCCTCTTTCACTAACACACCTTTCGTGTCAGGCTTCGGACATTTTTCAGCATCATTCAACCGGAATAACACGATTTTCGCCAATTTAGGTTTCGTCCGTCCACCATTATTTTTCTTCGAAATACTCACGGGTGAGTATCCTGCATTTTCATCTGCCATATATTTAGTTTTTAAAGATTAAACTGTCGGTCCATCCGCTAATCCGGAACCAGTCCCGGAACCACTTTCCGCAACCGGGGGAACATAACCGAACAACAATTCCGCTATCGCGAACCCAACAGATTCCCACCACTCGGCAAACACCTTTACGTCGTAATTTTCAGCTTGCAACCAAATTTTCGTTGTCCCTCTATTCTTTGACAAGAGATGAATAAAATTCTCTTTGGGCGTAATGAAAAAACACCCGGTTCCAATCATTCCATCCAACGGGATAAAAGTGAAATTCGTGTGTTGCAACCGTTTCTTGTTCTCATCCTCATTCTTGGAGTTCGGAAATTTATCATCCCTAGCAAGTTCATACATATTCAACAAGTCCGGATCGATAAAAATCGGAAGTTTCTTTGTCCGATACTTCAAGGGAATTCCCTTGTAAATCTCATCGAACTTGTTATAAATATTCTCACGCGACAGAGTTACCCCCTCCAACAAACGAATCATCTCAAGGGATTTATCGGCATGGATTCTTTTCAAGATCGTTATATAACCATCAAGCGAACCAAACAAATCCCCACTATCCCCGTCTTTCTTAGCCGAGTTCTTGGTCTCGTCATAGACCCCAACGGCAATCTGTGCATCACGTTCTTCCTCCACCTTCGGTTTCAACAACACCTCGATGATATACTTCACGATTGGCATATCTTTAGGTTGCAAACCTTCGTCATACAAGTACGCGATAACATCCTCCATGATCTCGGCAGGCTTGATCGGCACATTGATTTTATGCTTGCGGTTCTGGATGACAATCGGAGTAAATTTACTCTTCCCGGAAGGCGTCCAATAGGGTGTAAATTTCTGCATCAAATCACTGATATGCGATTGAATTGCACGATATTCGACCTTCTCCGTCATCTTCGTGGTCATGTACTGCATCGCCTGCAATTTACCAAACATGAGCGTGATGATATCGTATTTCAAATCAGCAACATATTTAGCAAACTCCTCTCTCAACTCACCCGTTTCAATTGTGCTCTCCGCATGGATCATCAACCCGTCTCCATTAACAAAGTTGTCAAGAACTTTATTATGCAGGAAACTCATATCCAACTTATAACCTTCAGACTTTCCACTACCCACGGGAACCGCACTCCGCTCTAACTTTTTGTCATCCTCCGGTTTTTCTGATAGAATGTCAATCAATTCGTTTTGGTTTTTTTCGCGTTCCGATACCTCGTTCTTGAAAGCATCATATTCCGCCTGTAAATCCTCCAATTTCTTTTTGTACGCCGAAACATTGTCCGAATCAACATCCTCTTTCTTCATCGCAAACAAGTCTTTTTCAAACTTCTCCGCAAAATCCTTATTATACATCTTAGCCAAAGATACTTTCTGCTCTTCGGTCAAGACATATTTCCCATCTTTCTCTTCGAAAGATGTAATTCCCAATCGGCTCATTACCGCTGCCAACAGTTTTTCAAACATATATCACGAATTAATGTATTGATTAATAATATTCATTTCCTCACTTAAATTCTTCGCTACCTCCACGGCTCGCTCCAACGATCCGATTTCATCGATCAATCCTGTGTTTAAAGCATCCCCCGCATAAAACATCTTCCCCGCCAAAATTCCCGGGGTATCCAATTTCAAGTTCCCGCGTCGACTTTTAACTTCGTTTTGAAAGCGGACTGCCATCGGATTCAAACTCTCCTGCTTTATTTTCGTGTAATCTCCCTCTAATGCCAACCGGAACGCTTCATTTTTGTTTTCGCTCTGATCCGCGTATATCTCGTGAAACTTCACCCCCATTTTTTCATAAATAGGTTTCAAATCCGAAAAGGAACACATCACCCCAATCGAGCCGAACTCCGCGCTAACATCATTATCCGCCACGATTCGATCACAATTACAAGCGATCCAATACGCAGCACTAGCCGCCAAATCACACGACGCAACAACCGCTTTTCCTGCCTTCCGAACATCTTCGATAGCAGAACAAATAGGGGCAACGGCATCACATGCGCCGCCGCCCGAATCTATATCCAAGACAAGAGAAGAGATGTTTTTGTGCAGTGCCGCACTCCTGATTTGTTCCGCAATCTCGTCCGCCCCGTAAGAACAAAAGGTCCCGTATTTAATCAATGTACCTTTTACCGGGATTATCGCTGTACTCCCAATAGGAGTCTTATCATACAAGCTTTCACCTTCATACGATAATTGTTGTAACGGTGATATCCCGGAAAGAATTTTTGTATATTTCTCGTCATTATAGACGCCCGTGAGAAAATTATTCACGATCACGTGTCCAGCAATCGCATCTTCCGGACGTAAGAACCAATTTCCCCGTAATATTTTAGATAACAAAAATGAATACATCTTTCTTTTTCACGAAAGATAGACGTATCCACAAAAGTTTTAAAGGACGAAACCCTTAAACCTTTAAGAAACAACCTCTATTAATCGAATCACAGGCAAACGTCAATTTATATCCCCCGGATTTACTCACGTCTATTTCTGATACAAGTTTAACTGGCGTTCCTCGTGCCCCGATCACTTTCCGCTCCCCCGAATTATACGTCACGCAAACCACGATATCAGCATGCTCCAACTTGTCAATAACCGTTAATGTCTCCTTGTCATCACCGATCATATTGCATCTCATCTCGCTCGTGTAATACACCCCGGCATCTGTTTGTTTTAATTTTTCCGAAAATTGTCCCGTCCCGGAAGTAAACTTCAACTCTTCCCATGACTTTCCGGAAATAAATTCTATCACCATCGTTACCCCCGATACCCACACCCGATTTATATACTTCAATAAAGTATATTCCATTTTTACAACCTGTTTTATTCCCATATCATTAATTCTCATGAATGTAAATACATGCTTTTCGTGCATTTACACTTAAATTTTCCATAAACACCTATATCTCAGATTTTTGCAAATCATCAAAGATTATTTTTCGGTTTTTCCTGTTATTTCGATAGTCGGATTTCTTCACAGCCTCGTAATTCAACGTTGTATTTTTAATATTATACCCCTGCAAAATGGATTCAACAATCTGCTTTTGCGTGTAATTTTTCCGATACCCAATTTCAAATAATAACCGCATACGGAGATTAAATTCGCCTCAATATAATCTTGTATTTTCTCCTCTCCCCACCTTGACACGTGTACAAAACGATACTTCATCACGTACTGATTTGCCCCGGTCACGGGTACAAGAAAATTAACCGGATCACTCACCGGTAAACCTTTCACCGGGGTATCCGCCGTCACTATATTCGAATAGATATATTTCCCAATATCGGTCTTTCGCGAAAGAATAATATTCCCCTCTTTATCCTGTCGCATCTCATGTCGACAAAAATCCGCCAAATGTGGTTTCAAACTAATAGTTAAAATACAACCTTTTCTCATAATCAACTGAATTACAACTATAAATATATACATTATCCTCGACATAGGAAAGGAAAACGTGGAGAATATGCCTTCTCCACGTTTAATATATATATTTCATCTTTTCCTTAAACATTTCAATTTTTACCGGAAAATTTTGTAACCACGTAACAATACCCAAGAAAACAACATAAATCAATGAAATAAAGCATTTTAACAAAAACAAAACTCCTTGAAAATTTTGTAACCATGCAACAAGACAAAAATGTAACTTTTGTAACTATATAAGAGGTTACATTTTATTTTGTAACCTTGTAACTAAGTTACAAAGTAAATGTAACCTTAAAACTCTTTATTTTATTGGGGTTTCAGCGTGATTATACAGAGTTACATTTTTTTCTGGTACTTTTAAAGGGGGAAAGGGGAAGCAACAAACACACACACCACCGCCCCACGTAAAAAGGAGGTGGCGCACTGTTACCAATGCGCCACCAGAATAGTTTAAAACTACATGCAAGTGATTCTGTAAAGTTATTTCGTGGCTTTTTTCAATAAGTCCGGAAGCCTCGAAACATCATCTTTCCGGAGAGTCTTGTAATCATCGGAAAACTCTAACCCGTATGAATACCACAAACGCGTTGCCACCATAAACTCTTTCACGACTTCAATAAATTCTTCTCTAGTACCAGCCTTACAAATATTATCTATAACATACACCTTACTCACAGGCATCCTACACAGGAAATCATACACCTTTTCTCTATACTCGTCATCAATATTCATACGGCTAGAATGGTTTTTCCTCTTCCGTTAGAATACAATTTTCCACTAAAGTTACCGGATCAACGGGCTTCGTTTGCACATAAATCATATCCTTCGCTTCTGTTCCGACCTTCTTCACGATTCGCCCTTGTCCATTTTGTAATGCTTTTGGGTTTAAAATGTACCCGTTGTAAGTACAAAACGCTTTCAGTGCTTTAGAAAATTTGTTCGTGGTCCACTTCAATTGCTTCGTTGTCTTTTGAAAATCGTCCAAGGCTTCCTCTCTCACGATTACTTTATTCACGTGATCTCCTGTTAGATCAAAATACACTTCCGCCCAATCCTTGAACACGCCACCCATCTCCGAAATCATCTTTCGCATGGTTACATTTTTCATCGGCGGATTTATCTTTCGGGGAGAGGGGACGGAGAGATAAAATCGAAGGCATTGAGCAAAAAAATTCAAATCAGCATTCCATTCATCGTCATTATAATCATCGAACAAATTTTTCCCGAAATCATCCGCAATCTTACGGGTTTGACGATACAAGTTTCGTTCCGTCTGCTCGTGGTAATAATCGGAAAATACCGTGTATAAAACACGAGCCTCCGTTGAATCATCCAAGTTCCGTAGAGGAAAGTTGGAAGTAAAACAAAATTTTGGCGATTTTGTAAATGGTATCTCGTAAGATTTATTGTTCTTCGGGTTCACGGTCATAACTCCCGTGATAGTATCGTAAAAAAACTCGAATGATAAGTATTGATCAGCGTCATCCACGAGTACCATATCCGTGTACTCTGTTACCCGATCGTAAATGTGTGGATTCTTACAAATCTCCGGATTCCGTCCCGGTAATGTGACTGATTTTTTAAATAGATTCAGTGCACTGTAACAAAAAGACTTTCCCGAACGACCATGCGACTCTCCATCTGCCGATATCTTGTTGTCTATCGCATAGACAGCCCAAGGGCGGGCTTTATTTTTATACTGGTGCAATAAATACCCGATTGAGAACATTTTATTGATTAAATGCTCTTTCTGTTCTTGTATCTCCTCCTTCGTAAGCAACTCCCCATCGATAACGAAGCGATGTCCCTCAATGTATTTTTTCTTAAATTCCTCCTCTTTCTCATCCAACCGGGCTTCTAATTCTGTTTGCCAATATACCCGGCTTGCATTTATTAAATAGCAAAAGAACTTAGAGTCATAATTATATATTTCGATGTCATACACCCCCGTATCCGGATCACGTGAAATTTTAAACTGTTCCGGCAATAACCTAAAATTTCGTTGTATAACTTTCTCTTCCCAAGCAAATCGATTCGTATCGCCAAGGCGAAGTTCTTTTATCTCTTCCCCGGTTACTTTTACAGTCTTGTTTTTAAAGAACAAATACTGCGAAGATTGATCGAAATCCGTGAAATCGATATTCAAACGAGGCAATCCCTTTAAAACGACCTCGGATAGATTATGCGGTTTCCTCACCACGTTCCGTAAGGGGATCGGTAAATAACGGTCTTTCAAAAAATTCATCACGTAATCTTTGATCTCCTCCGCCTGCACCTCCCTCACCATGTTATCTTTCACCCACACGAATATTGTTTCTCCCTTTGTATTCTTGTACTCAATTTTTCCAAACCCGGAAGAATGCAAGAAAAAAAGTGCATGCTCATCGTTCAAGTAATATTTTATCCCATCTTCCTTGGTTACAACATCCCAAAATCGTAATGGCATTGCCACGTTTACAAGTTTTTTGAAATCCGATATAGAAGGATACAGTTCCACGTAATCCCGTAAATCTTTCCGAGGTTTCCCGCGGTTATCTTTATACGTTCCCAAGGATGCGGGCAACCAAATAAAACGAATATCCATGTACTCCATCCCTAACCGGATCGCTGACCGAACACCTGTCACGTCTATATCCGGAAGCACGTACAACGTATCAACACATCGCATTATCGCTTTGTATTGTTTTTCAGTCAAATGTGCCGTTTCCGAATTCATCCATAGAACATTATAGCCAAATCCGGCTACATTTAAAGAATCTCGATCCCCGGAGCATAATATCGCTTCGGAAATTTTCTTTATATCTTGTGGTCTATCATCATCCGTTTTCTCGCTCAATTGCTCCATTCTGTAATTCTCGTAAGCTTTTTCAAGTTGCGATAAACCATTTATAAACTCTTTTGGCTTATTACCGATATATCTAAATCGATATTGTTTTTCTGGATTAAGTGGTTGGTACAATTTCTTCCACTCCCCATAATCGAATAAAAACAACGGGTAGGTTTGTGTCGATTTCGTAATCGTCGATTTTCTATTCTTCGTGTACGTGAAACTATTCAAGAAATACACGTTATATTTCTTACAAACCTCTTTTGTTACCTTCGGGCCAAGTACCGCTAACTCTTCCAAGGAAATCTCTGTTTTCACATCAAAATCGTAACTTCCTTCCGCTTCATCCGGAGTCGCATCCCGAAATTCCAGTTCCGGTTTATTCACTTCTGCCTTAATCCCTCCAATCCCGTACCTCCCCGCCAATATAACGATCGCCTCCCGGTATGATTTCCCTTCCTCTTTCATACAAACCTGTATCCCATTACGAGGTATTTGATCATCTCCAAAATCTGTTACTAGCCAATTCCCATCGTCAACTTGCTTTAAGGATGCCGAAGGGGTTCTTTCGTCTCGAATTTTGAAGCGTTTTTCTCTTGTCTCTAATGCCTGTCGTGCTTGAGGGTAATAATACACGATAATATCTAATCCTCCATGTGTCGCGTCTAAAATACTTTTTTCTTCAACATACATAGTTACAATATTACAAATCGTTTCTTCTTTTTATGTTTTCACTTTGATCATTTTGACATGTCCTATTATATGCTATAAATGAAGATATCTTGATATTACCAGTAAACTTCAATAGCCCGGAACCGTCGCATTGCTCACACTTCTTCACTACTCGTTCTAATGAATTATAGTCCGTGTGTTCTACAAATCCTTCACCTTTACATTGGCAACAGATACGAATCTCATCTACTCTTATCATATTTATACTCATGGCCGTGGTTTTAGTATAAGATCAAATTCTGCCACACGCTCATGACAAATATAGGCTGCTCCATTTCGCTCCCAAGAGACAAAAATGCGACGTTCTTGAACGTAGACTATCCCTATCACGTTCCAGACTGTTTTGTTTTTCAACCGAATGATCTCGAAAATTTCTTTCGGGAATCCGCCTCGAGTTGATGCTTTCTTAAAATCCGAATCTCTCCGGTGCTTTCTTTTTCTGCTTAATGCAAGTAATATTTCCATACTCTTAATTTTTGAATTGGGGGCGGAACGTGCGGATTCGAACCGCAAGCTTTGTATTCTTCTATAATGAAATTGTTTCCAACTTTCCAAACGTCCCAAAAACGAAATGCGAATATTACATGTTGCCTGAACATCCCGGAGGTCTGTTGTCACCTTATCTCGAATGAAGAGATAGAACAGACCGAAGGGGCTATCGTGAATAATGAGAGACAAGGTTGTTTTCAAAATGAAAACAGTAAAAACTTGAACAACATATCCAATTCACTATTCCTGTAAGCGTGGAAAAGATATGACTTTGGATTATTCAAGTTGTGAGCATTACAGGAAACATGCTCTTGATACGCCTTGAAAGTTAAAAAGCAATTAGAATACTTCTCCCGTATTTCCATGTTTACCTTTTTGTAATTTTCATTCAAAATTCTTTCGATATCTAAATAATCCAATTCTTTAAACCGTTCTTCATCTTTATGGTTACCCAATCCCCAACCTTTCCATTCAAAAATGGCTCCTTTGATGTCTCCTTTCGTTCTCAAACAGATTTCTCCATCGCACACCCAAACTTCTTCCCCACACCCCTTCGGAACCGCTATTTCTTCGTCTTCTTGCACTTGAAAAAAATAAGGCGGTGCGGTAGCTCTATTATCTTGAGACTTGATTTCCTTTGATAGATTTGAAAGGAAAGCATATATTTCATCAGTTACTTGTATTGTCTTCATTTCGTGTTCTTGATTAATTTATTGGATATAAGCCTGTACGACAAAATTGCTCCTTCGCTTGTATTTCTTGATATTCATGTTTAAAAGCATTTAAATATTTGAGTATTATATACTGCCGGGGTTAATTTTAATTCATGCAATCTTTTTGCAAGAAACTCACACAATACCCTAGCCATGTTCACTTCAACGGCATTCCCGATGAATTTCTTTTGATCGGCTTTTGATCCTATTAATTTGTATCCTTTGGGGAATCCCATGATATGGAGTAATTCATGTATCTTCAACATCCGCATTAGGATGTCTATTATCCCGTATATTGCCATGAACTCTTTTATTTTTTTGAGCGTGGAGCTGTCATCTTCATATATTTCTA